ACTCTAAACTAGACCTATTACTTTGAGATGCAGTCCAAATAGGACATCCATACTCAGAAGAAAGACTCCTTAATCCCTCATAAATTTGCTTAAGTTCAAACCTAAGTTCCTTATTATGTCCTTTTAATAAATCTGCATAATCAACAATAATTAAATCAGGAACTCTTTCTAATCCAATACATCTATCTATATGAGATTTAAGAGTTAATGCTGATGCTGTCTTTGCAGGATAACTTTCAACTATTAAATTACCTGGAAGATTTTCTATCTTTTTTTGAATGTCTTCTCTATGGAAAGACAAGTTAGCATTATCGTGTCCTGTTATAATACTATCATATCTTAAAGCAGTATAAATCTTATTTAATTCTAAAGTATAATGAATTACTGTTTTACCCTGCTTCAAAGCGTTAGCACCTAAACAAGACAAAACCCAAGACTTTCCTGCACCTGCGGGAGCAATAACTATTCCAAGTTCCCCCTCAGACAAACCTCCATTCATAATATCATCTATAGGAGTCCACCCTGTACTTACAACATTACGAATTATATTTGAATATCTATCTTCAATATGGTCTTTATAGATATGTCCAATATCTCTACTATATCCAGATTTCAATGCCGTATCTAAAGTAGACTTTATTCCATCATAATCAGATTCATTGAGTAATTCTACAGACTTTAAGATTGCTCTTTTTATTTCTTGATTTCTACAAAAATCTACAGTCTGCTCTTTTACATATTCTAAATCTTTAGAATCTTTATAAACTTGACTTCTCTTTAAAAAATCATAAATTTCTTGTTTTAAAGTACCTCTACTCTCTTCTAATTTTGCGAGTTCAGTATTAAAAACAACTAGGGATGGTGAAACATTATACTTATGATAATAGTCTAATGTTGTTTGAATCACCCATTGAGAAGCATCACTATAAAAATATGATGGCTTCAAAATGTCTGAAATTTGAGTTAGAAATGGAGTGTTGTCAATAATAACAGAGACCAACTTCAATTCAAACTCTTGACCGTAACTGCTTAGTGTACCTTTCATTTCTTAATTTTATTAAAATAACTTTCCCAAAAAAAATAATCAGAATCGTTTTTACACAATTCTATATCATAAAATATTTTCTGTAACTTAAATGTGCTTAGTTTAGGCAAATCACTATCCACTAAAGACCTTATATTCGATTTTAAAATACCTGATATATCAGGGTCTATTAATTGCATTAACTCATAATTTCTATAGGCGATGTCTTTTTGGTCAATAATATTTTTAAATATTTTTGCTTTAGCACCTTCTTCAATCATTTGTTCGCTTCTCGCAAAAATTTCCTCTAATGTAATATGTTTTTCGGTACTATCCAAATTAAAATGCTTAATTAATCCTTTCTCTCCTACTTGCTTAACACCTGGTATACTATCCGACCTATCTCCTGCAAAACATCTATAAGTTAAATAATTAAGTGGAATATACCCATACATAGAATGTAAATCAGAAGAAGTTACTAAAACTTTTTTCTCATAAGAATATACTGAAATATTGTTATCAATTAGTTGAAAAAAGTCCTTATCACTACTCATTATAACTTTCATATCTTCTTTAGGCAGAAGATGCTTACATAAGTAAGCAATAACATCGTCAGCCTCTATTCCATCAATAGATATGGTTCTAATAGGAGCAAGAGTTAAGGCTTGTAATAATGTAAGTATTTGAGTTCTTTTTGAAGCATTCTCATCTATCAATCCTCTAGTATCTGAAAATCTATTGAAAGAACCCGAACTTAAACTTCTTGATTTATAGTTCTTGTATATCTTTCTTCTTCTAACACTACCTCCCTTGCCATCAAATATAATATAGATTTCAGTAGGAGAGTAATCAACGATAGCTTTATGTAAACCTCTAAAAAATCCTAAAACACCTCCTACATGCTCTCCGTAATGATTAATAGCAGGAACAGCCTGAAAGTTTCGTAAGAAAACATTCAGACCATCCACTACTAATATTCTACCTTTTTGAGGATATGTTTCAGAAGATTTATCGTTACTTACAAAGTTTCTAAAATCTTCTAAAAAATCATTCTTCATCTTCAGAAGGTTGTGTTTCGTCTATATGAATATCGTCAATTCCTATATCTTGATTTATTTTGTATTTTACAATCAACTCTTTACAGATTTGATTATACACAATATCTCTGTATTGAGGTATAGAAACTACCTTTTATAAAACTGTTTAGATTGAAATTTAATCTCATCTAATACTTCTCCTGTGGTTTCGTCTACAACTTTGTAAGTATACCAAGCACCTGAAACAGAAACTAAATTACGTTCCTTCATAATAGTTAACCAAGAACCATAATCATCTATTCCAGAATCAAAGTATATATCGTATTCGATAGACCTTAATGGAGGACCAAGTCTATTCTTATGAACCTCTGCAATGGTTTTTATACCAACCACATTTTCTAATCCATCGTTCTTAACTTTAAGTTTAGCTTTAGACTTCAACCTAATTCTAACAGATGAGTGAAATGCAATGGCTTTACCACCAGAAGTCGTGTATTGGTCAGCATACATCGGAGCATTCAATCGAACTCTAAGTTGATTAGTTATAATCAAACATATTCGTTCTCTACCTAAATGATTAGTAATCTTTCTCATCGCTTTAGATAATATTAATGCTTTTGCTGTAGCATAACCATCCTTATCATAATCAGCCGCTGTTTCCATTTTGGTACTAGCACCCATAATAGAATCAATAACGATAGTAACAAGTCTATCTCTTTCGCTACTTCTAACCTTACTTATTATTTCTTCAATGGCTTGAAAAATATCTTCAACAGTTTCTAAAGAAAGATATAGAACTCGACTCATATCAACTCCAATAGCGGAAAAGAATTCTCTACTCACGGCATTCTCTGTATCAATATACACAGCAATACCATCTTTTTCTTGAGTAGATTTTAAAGCATGGGCAGCCAATAAAGACTTGCCCGATGCTTCTAATCCAGCTATTTCAGTTATTCTACCTACTGGAAAGCCACCATTTTTTCTATTAGATATTGCTATATCAAGCATAGAACTACCTGTGGAAATCCATTCAGTTATATCTGAAGGAGCAAATTCAGAGCCATCTAAAAAATAAGCAACTTTATCTACAGATTTGAACTTCTTATTCAAGTCAGAAGCTAAATCCCTCACAGGATTGCTTTCAGTTTTTTTTGGCATCTTGAATTATTTTACTGATTAAATAAAGAATCAAAAGAATCCATAGCACTCTTAACATCGTTAGGAGGATTTGAATTATTTGAATTTTGCGTATTTCCACCACTAGTAGTGTTAACAGCAGTTACAGGCTCATCCTTAGTTTGTTTAGATGATGGAGACAAATGGTTCTCTAGCATAGCAATCAATTCTTCTGTTGAAGGTGCTTTAAACATTGCCTCTAACTCAGGAACTTCATCTAACTTAGACATCATAGAATTGTCAGCAAAAGCAGGAGAAGGATTAGGTTTAACAAGAATGTTAGTTTCCGGATACCTTTCACCAGTTCTCTTGATGTACTCAATTGAAATGTCGTGACCTTTTTGCAAGTCAGAAATATCACCATAGTCACCGCTTGAAAGGAACTTGGCAATCTTCATGTAAACATTTTCTGTAAACCCATAGAATCGGATTCCCTTATCCTCTTCTCCTCTAACAATGATAGGAGCGAAAACCCTCATTTTAGGCTCTAAAGATTTACCAAATTTCCAACTCTCGGTATCACCAGAGTTTTGAAGTTTCCTTGCATAAAGAATGATAGGGTCATCATTTCCAAAAGTTGCAGGAGAAACTACAGGTTTATCGGAGATATTGTAATGAAACAAAAATCTCCTAAAAGAATCGGACTTGTCGTGTGCGTAAGGAACAATTCTAATAACATGTTCTCCTGTTGGCTTCCAAAACAAATCATCATTTCTGGATTCACTCTTAGATGTTTTTCTGTTGAGTCTTTCCAAGTCTGCTTTAATAGCATCGAAATTGATACTCATAACTAAAAAATTTAAATTAAAAAATAAATATACTAAATACTAATCCCCTTGTAAATAAATTACTTTAGAGAATTGTAAATTTACCAAAACTAAATCATTATCTTTAATTATCAAAAGGGTGTCTTTATAATTATCCCAATTGACTTGATAACTCTTATCTAATACTCCATTATTAACTCTCGTTATAAGAGAGTTTAATGCATTTATAGTATAAACAGTATTAGAATGCTTTTTACGATGCACTAATATAGTATTTTTTGCTAAACCATCTCGCAAATTTTCTTCTATATTATAAACTAATATTAAATTACTTGGGTTTTCTTCTTCTCTGTAAAGATAAACTTTGCTATTACTAATCTTGAAATAAGTTTCTAAATAGTCTAAAGTTAAACTCAAAGAGTCATTTACAGTAAAAGTACATAATAGTTGTCGTTTCATAGTCTCAAATTTAAATCAGCTTAAGCTAATTCTCATCATATCTTTGTAATTTGTACCTTTTGATATTTTTGTTTTTAATAAATTATTTTCTATTGCTCTTAAAGTATTCTCTCCATCTAAAGGATTAAAATCTATAAGAATTGAATCATAAGTATACAAAATAATCTTTGATAATTTATCTTTTAATATTTTACTAATATCATATATAAATAGCATAGAAAATTCTGTTTCCATCATTTGGATAAAATAATTAAATAATTTTGATTTATCATAGTTTGTATCTAAAACTAATTTTCTGCCACTAATCTTGCTTTCTAAATATCCATTCTCCTCATATTCTTTTAATATAGAAGATTTTAAAGTGTTTACTTTATTAAAAAATTCAAAATCATAAGATTTAATTAATTCATCACTATCTTTATAAAGCATTAAAAAACTTAATTTCTTACTATTTAAATAATCCTCTTCAGAAATATCCTCCTTATTGAAATATTCTTTAGCGAGTGCTGTGTGGACTGAATCTACCTTAGAAAAGTCTACACCTACCATCTTGCCAATCAGTCTTAAATGATACGAATCAAAATCATATTCCACTAAATAACCATTTTTAAACCTACTAATAAAACTATTTCTAGTCTCATCTTTTTTACTCAATGCTAAATAGTTAACATTGTCAAAAGTATTAGAAGGTCTTCCTGTACTAGTATGTATATTATAATAACTTCTTACTATATTAGTAACATACTTTTTATTAAAATTGTTATTAAATTTTTCTAAATCTATTTGCATACCATTACTTTCTATCATCTCTATAGTAGGATATACTATAGTTCTATAAAAATCTGATGCTTTTGTGGGTACTAATTTAACTAAAATTTTAGATACATCTTCCAAAAATTTTTGGCAAGAGTCTTTTAATATAGGGTACGGAATAAATCTATAATAATCAGACCTTCTGTAGAAATAATAAAACTTTTTAAAATCCAATAAAGATTTATCTAAAGATAAGTTATTAATCCAAAATTCTGTTTCTAAATCATAACTAATATTATTGGGATAGAACTTATCAAATAATCTTTTATTATATACTAAAAAGACATCGGAATCTAAATTAGGTAAAGGTAACTTATTAAAATCTACTAAATTAATAGGATAGTCTTCGTATGTTTGATTATTTGTATCGTATATCGCAATATACGATATTCCACTATCGACATAGTGTCCATTCAAACTTGGAATACATATAACTATCTTCATATTGTAACTAAATAAAAATCAAAAGTAATCAATTATTTGTAAAATTGCAAATAATTTTTAATAAAATTTTTTATTCCTTTAAATGAAGATTCAGATTCTTCTACGATTTTTTTATTAGAGTTGTAAACATAATCTTCGTTTCCTGCTATACGCCACTCAATACTTAAAGAATTATAGATATTAGAATTAATAAAACTATTGGACTCAGCCAATCTAACCTTATTGTACTGAGTCTCGTCAATTTCAATAATAGTATTCAAAGGAGAATTCTTTTTTTGTACAAAATATCTAATTATTGCTTTATTAGTATAATCATAATCAGTAGGGGATGGTAAAATAGGAATAGGAGACATACTACCCCCCTTTACCTTACTTCTCAATCGAGCAGTTTCAGTATTGAAGGTATGTCTAGGAACTAGAACTTTTCCATACTTAACACCTTTAGTGTAGGTATGTGCAACATTATTTTTTGAATCTATATAGTAATAACCTTTATACTCTAAACCATCAAGTGTATAAAATTCTAAACCTTTTGTATATCTTATATCTCTCATATTATAGATAAGGACTTGCTCTTGTACTAATAGTTGTTGTCCAAACACCCGTTGCATCTATTTTATCCTCTACATCCATAACAACAAAACCAATGCCATTAGAAGGTTTTGCAAAGGGTGGTAAATTAGTGGAAGTAAACACATTTCCTGCTATTATAGGATAGATACCCTCCATATCTACTTTCATTTCCAAATCAAAGTATTCTGTAAAACTATAAGGTTTAGGCATAGATTCACTAAGTATATTCAAAGAATTGAGAATTTTTCTGAATTCTGCTAAGGTAGAACAAGCATCAGCTATAGTATCTTCACTAAAATCTTTATCAGCCATTGCAGCAAAAACTCCATCCTCTGGGTCTGGACTTATCAACTTAATAAAAATAGTGTTGTATTCTTCTAAAACACCAGTCAAATAATCTTTTTCCTCTGATATTTTACCTGCTGTACCTGAACCTTCTCCTATACCTTGTATTAAAGCTAATCCAACTAACTCCCTAGGTAACTTACCTTCTACAGTAAGATTCAAACAATTTCCATCCCCTTTAAAAGGGTCAAACTCAAAGAATTCTGGTATTGGAGATTTAATAGATAAGGCATCACATATTATTATCTTTTGCATCTCCTTGTTTTTATTCTTTGTAATATCAGGAAATCTAAAAGATAAATTAACATAACTTCCTGATGCTCTAGATATTCTTGAAAATAAAAAATTAAAAAATTCTTGCAAAGAATAAGTAACATCATTAACTCTATCCATAGAATCATTATTGGCTCTTTTTGTAGATTTTTTTGTATCATCTACTTCTTCCAACTTTTCAGAAAGTTTTGAAACAACTAGTTTTCTTGATATCAATATTTTTTTATGGTCTACTGTATTCTGACCCGGGTTAACACATCCCGCAAAATAACTTCCTCCTATTTCAAAATTCTTGCCACTTCTCCAAGTAGTTTTATAATTTCCTGATTTGCTTCCATCTAAAAATAGAACACTTACAGGGTCTGCTGATTTAAATTGACCACCAAACACATTAGTAGGAACGTATGAAAATGAGTCTTCCTCAAATTCTATTACAAATGAAAACTTATTATTACATTTATTATTAGTTATT